ACCACCAGGACCCTGGAAGGCATGGGAGTACAGTTTAACAAAGGGTAGATCTTCACCATCTGGAGCAGGGAGAAAACGAATAACGGCATAACCATTACCACCTTTATCCACTTCAAGTTTCCAGAGACGCTCATCTCCAGAAGCATTATTAGTGCTCATTTTCTCAACTTCCTTGACCAATTTTGCGGTCAGGGAACCCAGTTTGGATTGTTTCTTAAGATCTGCGAATGACATTCGGATTACCTCGGATTAGTTTGGATTTGTCGGATGACTTGGATAGTATAACAGCGTTACTCTCAATTGTCAATACTTTTTTTGAGAGAATCAATAGTTGCCTTCATACTCTGGAAAAGATAGTTCATATCAGTATCGGGAGAAAATCCCATTACTGTCATTGACTTGCGAAGATTTTCTTTCATTTCCAGCGCATCTGGATCGTCTGATAATGACAGACGGGCATACATAATCTTTTGTTTTTCTAATAATGTAGAAAGTTTATCAATGTGCTTCAGTTGATCTTCTTTATTCATTTGTCCGAACCTCATGATATTCACATAAAGTTCTTCTTGTAATTCATTAATTTCTTTCAGTTCGTCAATGACGATTTCTGACTTGAAAAAATCACTCATCTACAATTTGCCTCAAAATCTTTTTATACCTAAACACATCAATATTTAGGAATGGTATATATTTTTTTAATTTTAAACTAACGGTTTCCCACACCGGGTCATCAAGTTTTTTATCAAAATCTTTTCTAAATGAGAAAATCTTTTCACATATGGATAAGCACTCAATTGAGACATCTCCTCCCAAAAATTTTTTAAGTATTGGTGGATGTCCTTTGGAGCAATTGAATGCATCTTCTAATTTGTTTTCCGAGAAGAATTCTTGCATTTGTTCTCTGTACAAGTAACTCAAACTCTGCTGTCGTTTTGTCCACTCGGCGTAGTTTCTTTCTCCAGAATTGATAATTTCTCCAATCCATAGATTTTGTGGGTTAGTGGAAGAAATAAAATTTGATACCAAAAAATCCACGATTTCTTTATCAGAATATTTTCTCGAAGTCTTTTCAAACCAATACTTATCTTTCCTCTTATTAAAAGAAGTTACACTAGCACGGGTTTTTGCTCCGTACTTGAAGAAATCGTATTTGGGGTTTGTAAAATGATTTTTGAGTGACAAATAATGTTGGTAAGTTTCAAAGGGAGTCACGATCATAAAGGAAGTTTAGCTCTCGAAGTTTTTTTCATAAAGTTAAGTTGAGTCGCATCCCACTTCAGTTTTTCTTTTAGTGGTTTAGATACTAACTTAGTAATTGAGTCTACCTCAATTTCATTAATTTCGCAATAGTGAACGATAGCATCAATATAATTAAGTTTTTCCTCGGCAACAATCTTTTCGATTTCCAAGGCAAACTTTGAAGGAGTAAGAAACTTCTTCTCTATTGCTTGTTCTAGTTCTTTATTCGGTTCCATATTGTTCCAGTTTATCTCCAACAAACTTTCTAATATATTGGGTGAGAAGTTTGATGTATTTTGCTTTGTCTCTTTGTTCATAAACGACGCATTCTCCATTTTCACATGCCATGATAATTACAAGTTTTTTGACCATAATACCGGTCATTTCATATAGCATACATCCATATGCCATACACTGAACGAAATAGTGCTCGATCCAGTCTTCTGGTTTTGGTTTAGCAGATGTTTTAAAATCGATTATTGCTAACTCGCCTTCATATTCAGCGATACAGTCAACAGTACCAGCAATACCAAGTTCCTTACTATATAGGGAACTTTCTAAGGCATGAATATTATTTATATTATTAAGGGTCGATCTTGAGATTTTAAAAAGAAAATCTGAAATCGGTTGAACCTTTGGTAGTTCAGGGATATTAAGAAGATAATTCTCAACTAAGGTATGCATGTCTGTACCACGGCTTGTTGCCTTTTTAGTGATACGATTTGCTTCTTCTTCACCAACTCTTTTGCGCCATTTAACAAAGATTTCCTTATTAAAATGACTGGTCACCGATGTAATCGAGACCAGTCTAATAAGTTCTTCTTCATCTGGGACTTTGTAATAACGAACTCCATCAATCGTCTCTCTGTCGAGAGATGGGAGACTCAAATCAACGTGATTAAACATTAATAACCTGCTTCAATTTTTGCCGTAAGATACTCTTTAACTAATCCAGAGCGAACAATATCTTCTACTCCAAATTCAATTATATCAAATGATGTCATTTTACGCAAGATGTTCATAAAATCAACAATACCATTCCTATCATTTGTTTTTGTTAAATCAGTCTGTCTTGCATCACCACAGAAACAAATTCTAGTATTTTCACCGACACGAGTAATAATAGAATCTAGTTCATGGAAATTAAGATTTTGAAATTCGTCAACAATTACAATAGCATTATCAAGTGTGGTTCCACGAAGGAATGATGTACTCCAAAACTTAATAGTTTCTTGTGCTTTAAGATTACCATAAAGCATCTCAAAATCTGCATCACTAGGCATTTGGAACATATACTTCACCATATTCTTATAAGGAATCTGGTAAATATCTGCCTTATCTTCATGGTCACCAGGAAGAAATCCAATCTCTCTCGTAGCAACTAAAGAACGAACAAGATAAATTCTTTCATAGGGTGTATTCTCAGAAAGAACATCCATCAATGCATTATAAAGTGTGATAAAGGTTTTACCAGTACCGGCACATCCATAGGCAACTAAATGTTTTCCTGCTTTATATGAGTCGAATAAAATTTTTTGATTATCTGTAAGTGGTTCAACTTCAACCAAGTAATCGGAACTAAGAGGTTTCTTCCTCTTCATCTGCTTTGCCGTGAGACCAACTCCGATTGGTTGATCAACTGCAGACGCTCTTTTTCTTCTTGCCATGTCAAATCTTCTTTACTCTTGAGCCAGGTGCTTTAGATGCTTTATGAAGTACATCATTCCATCCAGGATTTTTGGAGATAAGTTTATCTTTCCATTCACCAACTTCTCCAGGTTGTGGACAAGTTGATGGATCGGACCAATCTCTAATCCAATCAGGATTATCAACTTTCCATTGATCCCAATCATGAACACTTAATTCAACTTCTTTTTGTTCACCAGTTTGTTTATTTACTACAGGATATGTTGGCATACTATAAAATCAATACAAAAATATTTAGACCCACTCTAGGGCTTCTGATACAGAAGGGAACTGTTCGGTAAATACCTGCTTACAGTCCAGTGCAAGTTTCATGTGCTCCTTCTGAGTGCCGTTAGCAGTCCTTAAATCAATATAATGGATCCATGATCTGCATGATCCCGTCATGTAAATTTTTGTCTGTACGGCAAGGGGAAGCACCATTCTTGCACATTCCTTTGCCACGCCAATATCAAGCATTTGCTCATAAAGTGCCATTGAAGAATCAAACAAAGTTTTTGTCTGACGCTCAAGTTTATCAACCACTACAGGATCAAGGTCATCAATAGAATTCTGACGATTCTTGGTATCTTGACGACGATACTCTGGAATAGGAATCTCTGCACCAAGAAGAGAAGAATCGGCGTAGCGTTGTGAAAATTCTTGATATGTGAAGCTTCTATGGCGAAGCACTTGAGCTGCGATTGCACGGGAACACTTGAGTTCCAGTGTCATATAACTCTGCTCAAATACGGACCAGTGATTGTGCTTAATACAATACTTCAGAAGTCCAGAAAATTTTTCATTATCCTGATTATTTGGATTAGACACACGGGCAATGTATGCCATGGTCTTTTCAGCATCAGGAGTAATACTTACCAATCTTGCATTCATTGTTTTTTAAATCCTTTACTAGTTTCTACTTTAATCCTATAAAGTTCTTCTTCTACCGATCGAATATTATTTTTTATATCCTTTAACTGCTCGTCGGTATAAAGGTGCTCCTGTTTTATCATTCTCTTCAGGAGTTTTAAAAGTCTTGTTGCTCTATCAGTCATCATCATCCTCAAAGATTTCGTCGTAATCTAGAGTTAATGAATTCTGACTATCATATTTATATGCATC